ACAACTTCAGCAGGTAGCATTGTTGTTACAGGAGAGGGTGGTTCTACCACAACGAACTTACAACAAGGGTTAGCGAAGGCTTGGGTTAATTTTGATGGAACTGCCACTGATGCTGCAGCTAGAGATGGATTTAATAACTCTTCAATGACAGATGTTGGCACTGGTCTTTATACTTTGACAATATCAAATGCTATGAACAGCACTAACAGTATGGTTGCTTCTGGTCTTTGTACCGATGATGGCTCTACAAATAATCATGTGGCTAATTTATCATTAGATAGAACTGGGTCAGGCGGCAGTCCATTTACTACTACTACAGTAGGTTTTAATACTTGTTTTGAAACAAGTGGTGCGAGTCTAAATGACATGGACTTTGTTACAGTTGCAATTCATGGGGACCTCGCATAATGGCAAACGGAACAATAGCATTTGATACATTAACAACATCTGATTCAGTTAAAACAGGTACAGAAAAGTCTATTGATACAAGTTATATTTTTAACTCTATTCCTAAACAATGGTCAAACTATGCAGGTAGTGGCACAACCTTTCGTGATTCCTTTAACTCTTCAAGTGCCACAGATAATGGAACAGGGCAATATACAATTACGCTTACTAACGCTATGAGTACAGATGATAATGCTTATCTTTACACAAATAATGGCAATCAAACTAATGAAGTTCAAGCATTTACAACAGGTGGGGAAAGACAGTTAGCAAATATAAGGGCACAAGCAACGAGTTCTTATGGAGTTCAACCTATTGGAGATGGTGGGGCACAACAAGATTGTGCTTTAAACTGTTCAACTGTATTAGGAGATTTAGCATGACAATAAAAACACCAGAGTTTCAAGGCACACATTTATGGGATAGATTGTGTTGGGCAAAAGAAAACTTAGAAGCTAAACAATCAGATTATCGCATTGTATGGCAAGACCCAGACAAACCAGAAGAATGTTCTAAAGTAACTGTGCCAGATCCCAACTGGTTGGCTTGTGCATTACAAGGTGGTATACTGCCACCAGTAGAAGTTTATTGGGCATTAGCAGAAGATGAAGCAAAACCAGATTTTAAAAAACATACAAGAGGGTATTTACTTCATAACACAAAACCAGTAGATGCAATGACAGAGGAACAAGCAATAGAATATTTAATTATGAAAGACATACCACAAAGAGTGTGGAGAGAATATCAAAAAGCTAATAGACCAAGATTAGTAATTTGTAAAAAGGATCAGCTACCAAGCACAAGAGAATGGCGTAACGCTTGGAAGATTGATGAAAATGTAGTAAATTTAGAAGAAGTAGCATAAGGAGTAAAAAATGCCGACAACAAATATAGTAGATAAAAATGGTGTTACTGTAGACGCTTCTACAGTTACTGTGCCATCTGATAGACACTTTAGAAATGCTTGGGTCGTGGACTCAGACAAGAAGGTCATATCAGAAGACATGACTGAGGCTAAGAAAATCTTTCAAGATAAGATTAGAGAAGTTAGAAAGCCTCTGCTTGAAGCAGAAGACGTTGTATACATGAAAGCATTAGAAGCAGATGATGCAAGTGCAAAAACTGCAAGTGTAAATAAAAAGAAAGCACTAAGAGATGCACCAGCAGCTAAAGCTATATCTGATGCAGACACAATCGCAAAGCTAAAAGCAGCATGGGATACATCTGTATTAGGCGATAGTCCATACGCATAAGGAGTAGTAATGGCTTTAACTAAAGTTCTTGATGGTGGCACTAATTTTACAGGTGCTACTTCTTCAATGAAATTGTTACTTAATGCAACAATATCTAGTGCAGTTTCAGAGTACGATATTAGTTCAACTTATATAAACTCTACTTACAATACATATAGAATAATAGCTAATTTAGTACCTGCTACAGACGGACCTGATTTATATAGTAGATTTTTTGTAGGAGGATCTGTGCATACTGGTTCAGATTATGGGTATGAGGGAATTCCTATGGATGGAGGAGGAACATTTTCAGCAGATTCGGCTGCTTTTATGAGACACAATAGATATGCAATAGGAAGTGATAGTGGTGAAGCTATATCAATGGAGGGTACGTTAATGTCTATTAATTCTACTTCAATACCTGCTAGTTTTGTAGGTTTTTCTCATTATAATTATACAAGTGCATTGCCAAGTGGAAATCCTTGGACTTGTGGTTTTAAAGCGTCAAATGCTAGTGATGTTGTGAATGGATTAAGATTATATTTTAGTAGTGGAAACATAGAGTCTGGAAATGTTCAAGTGTATGGGATTGTAGAATAATGGCAAATAGATATAGAATGGTGGACAATGAATTAGTGCAACTTACTGATGCAGAAAAAAAAACAAGACAAGCAGAGGAAGCATCTAATGAAAAAGCCATAACAGAAAGGAAAAAAGCAGAAGAAACTAAAGCAACAAAAAAAGCATCTGCAATAACTAAACTTAAAGCACTTGGTTTAGATGATGATGAAATTAGTGCGTTGATAGGTGTATAAATGCCATATATAGGAAGATCAGAAAATTTTGGAGTAAGAAGTAGGTTTCAATATCAAGCTACAGCAAGTCAAACGAGTTTCAGTGGATCAGACGCTAATTCTCTATCTCTAAGTTATAATGATTCAAGGTACATGGATGTATATCAAAATGGTGTATTGCTTGTGCCGGGAACAGACTATGCCGCAACTACTGGCACAACAGTGGTTTTAGTTACTGGAGCAAGTGCAAATGATATTGTAGAAATGGTTGTCTATGATGTTTTCACAGTTGCAAACTCTTATACAAAGAACGAATCAGATACGAGGTATCCTTTCAAGGGAAACAATAGTATAATCAGATTAAATGGTCAGACTATTAGTGCAGACATAACCATAGACTCAGATGAGAATGGTGTAAGTGCTGGACCTATAACACAATCAGCGACAGTTACTGTTAATGGTTATTGGAGTATCGTATGACAAGTCAACTCAATGTAGATACCATTGTAGATAAAGCAGGTAGTGGTGGCACGAATGTTAAGGTAGGTAATACCTCAACCTATGTATCTGATGGTGGTGCAAAAACACAAAATACTGTTCAAAGTTTAGTTAAATTATGGGCATGTTGGGTAGGAACAGGAACTCCTGCTTATCAAGATAGTTTTAATGCTTCATCTCTAACAGATTCAGGTACTGGAGATTACGCAGTTGTTAATACAAATAATTTTGCATCAACAAATTATTCTGTCACGAATACTCTTCAACACACAACAAGTAATTCTGACTGTGATGCTCCTGCATCTCAAACTGATGGTGGACTTACTACTTCAACAAGATGTTTAGCTTTTAATGGTGGAGGTTTGGTAGATGTGGTCTATTATAATACGCAGATGGCAGGAGACTTAGCATAATGGCAAGTGAACTTAAAGTAGATAAATTTACAGGTGTAACCACAGCAGGTTCTATACTTGTACAAGGTGAAGGTACTGCAACAACTAATCTGCAACAAGGGTTGGCTAAATCATGGTTTACTATTAATGGAACTGGAACTGCAGCTTTACTTGATTCTTTTAATGTAGGCTCTTTAACAGATGATGCTACAGGTAAATTTAGTGCTAATTTAACATCTGCAATGAGTAACTTTAATTATGCACTTGCAAAGACTCATGCTGTAGATGACCCAGATGGCAGTAGTCATGCAGGAGATAATGGTTTTTATAGTCACGAAGGTGCATTACCTAAAACAACATCAGTTGCATCAGTTTGTAGTCACAATGGTGGTGATTTTGCAGATGTAGGTTATATATCAAGCAGTTTACATGGAGACCTCGCATAATGGCTAGTATATTAAGAGTAAACACAATAACAGATGCAAGTAGTAATAATAGTATTGCTACGAGTGTCCTTTTCAATGGTAGTGCTAAAGCATGGATTAATTTAGATGGCACAGGAACGATTGGCACAAATGACAGTTATAATACTGGAAGTATTACTGATAATGGAACGGGAGATTATTCAATAACTATTACAAATAATATGGTTAATGCTTTGTACTCTCATACACATGGTGCTTATACTGCTGATAATAACTCTGTTTCAGTAAGAGGAAGTGCAGGTAATGCACCTGCTGCAGGTTCTATAAGAGTGCAATGTTGTGCAACAGGAAATAGTCCAGATGATGCAGACCAAGCCTGTGTTACAATTCATGGAGACTTAGCATGAGTAAAGCAGCAGAATTAGCAAAGATGGGTGAAGTCCTAACCAATGGTCAGATTGGTGGACGAAGAAATATTATTATTAATGGTGCTATGAACGTGGCACAGAGAGGTACGAGTTCTACTGGTGTTGGTGCTACTAGTGGTGTATTTCCTTGCGTTGATAGAATGAAAATTTTTGCAGGTAATACAGCAGGTCGTGCAACTGTTTCACAAGCTACAGATGTGCATGATGGATTTGCAAATGCCTTGAAATTTGAATGTACTACAGCAGACACCTCTATTTCAGCAGATGAATTTTTTGGAGTGCAATATTTAATAGAAGGTCAAGATGTACAACAATTAAAAAAAGGAACAAGTGATGCTGAATCAGTCACTTTGTCTTTTTATGTAAAAGGTAATGCAAGTGCAACTTACACACTTGAACTGTTAGATAATGACAATGACAGAATTAACACACAAACATTTGCTGTTACAACATCTTGGAATAGAGTATCTTTAAATTTCATACCTGACACTACTGGTGCATTAGATGACGATAATGCTAAAAGTATTCAATTTTCTATTTGGTTGCATGCAGGTTCAACTTATACTGGTGGAACATTTGCTAGTAACACTTGGGCTACAAGAACTAATGGCAATAGAGTAAATTCAAGTCAAACATCTTTCTTTGACAGCACAGATAGAACTTTTTTTATTACTGGAGTGCAGTTAGAATTAGGCTCTGTAGCCACACCATTTGAGTATAGGTCATTTGGGGAAGAATTAGCTTTGTGTCAAAGATACTATGTAGAAGAAACTGGTGTTTCAATGAGAAACTTTACTGGCGGATCAATAGCTGTGTCAATTCCTCACTTTTGGAAACAAACTATGAGAGCTGCACCCACAATTAGTGGAACTAATGCTACTGCGAATGAGTCAATTACAACACAAGGTTTTCAGGCATATAAAGGCAGCATATCATCAGGTGCAAGTTGGCAATTAACTGGCACTAAAGCAACTGCGGAATTGTAAGGAGAAACAATATGAACATTAGTTCTGCTCAATATTGGGATAGAGATGGGGAACATAACCATATAATCGCTACCATAGATGGAGTTGTAATGTCTGTACCTTTAGACCCTGATAACATACACTACGCAGAAATACTGAAACAAGTTGCAGAGGGAACACTAACTATCAAGGATGCCGAGTAATGTTTGGTAACTCCTCTTTTGCTGAAGCCGCCTTTG